TTCAGGCACGCTGAGCTGGAGCCGATGGGCGCCTGTCATGCCATTGCCACCAAATGGAGGGAGCGGCCATTGCCATGCCAGAAGAACCTTAGTGTCGCCACGCAGGCATTGCGACAGCCAATCAGGCCTTTGTAACGATTTGTGAACGGCCCCCTTGATGGGGGCCTTTTTGCTGGCATACTTTGCTCATGCGACGGCGAACGTCGCTAGCCCTCCGTTTTACCATCGTGGCAATCACGTTTAACCATCTCCTACCAGGAGAGTCCGTTTCTGCTTTTAAAGACGGCGAACTGGCCATGTCTTTCGGACAGCCGGTAGTGACCCGCAGTTTTTCCATGGCAGATCTGCAAGAATATATTTGCACGATTGAAAGAGCTATTGACGACGAGCCTAATCTTTTGCAACAACTGGCGCTTGATCGCATTCGTTGTGCATTTGTCGTAAGTCTTGACATGCTTAAAGAAAACCATGAAGAACTTTGCAAGGAAGCTCCAACTGGCGCAGATTTTGAGGAATATCTACTTTCTTATGCGCGTGCCATCAAAGGAGGAAATGTTTAATCATGGGCTTCACCATTAAAAACCAAGAGGCTATTCGCGACTATGGCTACATTGAGCTTGGTATTGATTTTGGCAGGCGGATTACTGCTGAAGAAATCTTTGCCTTTGTAGAAGAAATTAGGGACAAAGTGGAAGCACAGGCAGGTATTGATTATTGCGTGAGCCTGAAGAACATTGAACTTGCCCACCCGGATGATTTGTAATGATAGATAACGATCTTGAATTGGACTATGAGCATGACAAGCGTAGCGTGATACAGCTTGCTACTGCCAAACTTGAGCGCAGGCTTCAATACTGGCGGGAGAAAGAGCAAGAAGAGATTCTCAAACGTTATCGTCTCGTCACTTCTATTTAACCAATGGACACTCTCCATGTCTTTTCTTTTGGCTCGTGTTACAGATGAATCTGATCTTCCAGATGATTACTATGAATTTGTTCAACAGTTCACATACTGGCAAGGCAGTCATGCTTCTCAACTTGATACAGAATCATTGATGATCTTGCTATGGCGAATGCACAAACGTATTAAAGAACTGGAAACCAATCATGACTGAGGAACAACTTGATCTTCTGCGTCATCTCATTAAACAAGAGATTGATGCCGCCAACATTAACGGCATGGAACACGGTGCCTGGGGATGGGCAGACAAACAACTAGAGGAAGGATGGAAATGTTTTAAAGATAGCTTTAAGGAAACTAATGCTCTAAGTGCACTCACAGATCTTTATGCCAATAACGACAAGGGATTGAAAGATCTGGCTAACAGTTAGTTCTACACACTTCTCTTCCTGATGACTAACAACATCTACCCACCCGATCATTTACTCAGAAAGTGGGAAAGCCTCATTATTGACGAAGAACAAAACGTTGATGTCGTCCTGTATGAGGCGTTCCAAGCTGGCGCTGATCAGGAGCTGGAGGCGTGCTGTGAATGGATAAACCGTGAATGCGGTAACGGCTGGGGGCATGGCACCAAACTTCGCGCCGCCCGCCGCCCCAAGCCGCCGAGCTTGAAGGAGCAGGCGCTTGAGATTCTTGAAATCAACAACGACGTTGACTCTCAGTTAAACGCCGCTCACTACAACATCCTCCGCCTTGCTCTTGAATCCCTGCCCGATTAGTCAACATCACTTCTATGTCTGAACTTTCACCCGCTGCTCAGGCAGTGCTCAACAAGGCTTTCTCTGCCTATGACGAAGAAACCTTGTATGTCTCTCCCGCCGAAAAACATGCAGGCATGGTTGCTGCCGCCGCCATTCGCGCTGCTGCGGATCAGGTGGTGCCGGAAAGCAAAGTGTATAGGCCAAGTAGTGACGGAACAATGCGATGCGAGGACGATTTGTGGATTATTCGGCGAGTGTTTTACGCGATTGCCAACGAGCTTGAAGCCCAGTAGTCAGACCCACTTGTTAACAATGTTTACACATTGCGCAAGCGTGTTAAACATTCTTGATTTTCCTGACAGATTGCATTAATTTATCAGGATTTCCAATAAACGCCATTTATCAAGATTCCTGCTAAAGCCCCTTGAGGGGCTTTTTCTTTGCCCACGTAGTATCACCAGGAAGTGGTTCAGTGCCATATTCAAACGTATCAAAATCATCTTCATTGCGCGGATCATAAACTTCTCCGCTTGCCATCCATCGTTTAATTCTTTCCTTCTCCTGTTCCACAGAAAGCTTCATAACCGGCCAACCCTGTATGGGACGAGTCTAGCCAGCTTCGTATAAGCAAAAGAAAAGGGGCCTTTCGGCCCCCTCTCTTTATGGCTTCCGATGCCGAGCTTTCCCTTCAGTTACATAGGGAGACAATGCGCCTCGCAGGAGACCATGCCTAGCTCCTTGGCAAAACCATACGGCCTTGCCCGCATTGTCATCGGCGTCCAACCTTACGGCCCGCCCGAAGACGGGAGCAGCAATTAAGCCGCTAGGACCAACCACCCCGAAATCATAACACGCCACGTCTGCTCGGCAGCTCCCTGGTTTTTCATGGCACAATGGGCATTGCGCCTCCAGAGATGGTTGCGCCCTCGCTAGCTCTTCTCTCCTTCTTGATGAAACGACTTTTTCTTTCCCTCCTGCTGCTCTGTCCCCTTCCCGCACAAGCAGCATCGCTCCAATGTGGCCGTGCATCCCACTACGGCATTGGCGACGGCTATCACGGGCAACGAGCAGCTAACGGTTCCCGCTTTGATGCCTACGCCCTCACTGCTGCCCACCCCTGGCTTCCATTTGGCACCAAGGTGCTTGTAAAGAATCGCAACAATGGAAAGGCAGTGGCGGTGACAATCACAGACAGAGGCCCTTACGCTCATGGGCGCATCCTCGATCTGTCTTACGGCAGCTTCTCTCGCATTGCTTCTCCTTCTCAAGGCGAAGCTTCCATCTGCATCTCCAAGCTATGAAAGACACTGCTTCGTTCCTCCTGGTGAGCCTTGTCTTCGGACTAGGGGCTTTCGCTATTGCTGCTTCCCCTAACGTGCTGCCCAACAAAGCTGGCCTTGATCAGTGCCTGCAGTTCCACCCTGAGCGCTACTGCCGCATTGCGAACGGCTTTCCAGTGAAGCCGCTTGACAGCGCGAGCAAATAGCCCTACGATCCCCTCGGAATGTTTGACGGGCCCTTCGGGGCCTGCTTCTTTCCTTTCCTTCGCTGGCGACAGCTCCTCATGACTACCATCACCAAGCCTTCAGGCCACTTCCGCGTCACGCGGAAAGCCCAAGAACAGCTCGGCCTTGAAGTGATCAGCGTGTTGCAGCACGTGGTGCTCATTCGCACGAACAAAGGCCCTCGCTTTATTTCGCGCAAATATTATTTCGATGCATGGGAACGCGCTCAAAGGCGTTCACGCGCTCGTGGTTGCATCGCGCAGAAGAATGGCGAGCATTCCTGGCTTGTGTTTGATCCGCACACTGATAGCGATCACCACATTGTCATCCAGCATGGCATGAATACCAACAAGGCAGGACATTATTCTTGCACTTGTGCTGATGCCTATTTCCAGCATGAGCGTGGCATTCCCGCTAATGCCATTCAATGCAAGCACATTATTGCTGCAACCATGTGGATGGAGAGGGCATGATGCATTGGTTCCGCAAAGCCAAGCCTCGTATGTCCAACAGGGATAGGGTTTTGCTTTCTCGCTATTTATTGCCAGAAGGTCGTCCAGTGGCAGAAAAGCTAATGAAAGAAGATGGTGTGATGCTTGAAGAGCTATTTAATTACATTGGCAAGCTAGAAGGTCAGATTAAAAGTCTTTCCATTTACATTCACTCTCGCAATCTTTGAACCATGCCCCTCACCTCTACGCAACAGGCTATTGCCAGAATGGTTTCTGACAACGCGAAGCACAAATGGAAATCTTACGATGCAAATGATCGTGCTTCTGCTCGCAGCTTCATTCTTTCCCACGTTGATAAGCCCTCTTATAAAAGCAAGAAGGACTTGCTGATGACACTTGCAGATGCGTTGCAAGACGAAATCTGGAGAGTGCTCTGATCGTTTGTAACGGTTTATAACAGGCCCCGGAAACGGGGCCTTTCTCATGTATTGTTCCTAAGTGTTCGGCGGCGACGCCTCTCCAAATGACAACCATCCCCACCCTCCATCTCAATGGCACTGGCAAGACCACGCTGCGTGATGAATACGCCGCTGCCTACGACGCCATCGGCAAGGCAGTAGACGCGCTCGTGGCTGCCACTTGCAACGCTCGCGACTTCTACCCGCAAGGCACTGATGCCTACTACAAAGCTCGCGATGAACGGGCAGAAGCTTTCGATAAGCTCCGCCAGGCACAACACTACGTTGGGGAAGTGTTGATGGGCATCTGTGACCAAATGCCCTGAAGCTAGAGCTGAGCTAGGCTTCACGAGGCCTAGCTCTCACCGCCTGCTCCGTAGCGGGTAACGCCCACAAAGAAATTGTTGGGAACATTTACTTTACCATGCCCTTTCCCATTGGCACCCTCGTCGATCTCTACGATTCAGGCTTCAAACAATGGAGAGGCGAATACACAGTGGTGAAAGTAAATGAAAACGGGCTGCATAAAATCAAAAACACCAAAACCAATAGCCAGCAATTCGTCAAAGAAGAGGCTCTCCGCATGGGCAGGCTCCGCCCGTTTCGCATTGAGAGCCTTTATGAAGCTTTGTAACAGGCCTCGATAGAGGCCCTGCCATGCTGTATTGTTCTTCTCACAGGCGGAGACGCCTCCTCAATCAAAAACCATGACCCTCATCGCTCCTCCCCTCCAAGGCACCCAGCTCCAGCCTGGTACCATCCTCTCCAGCTCATGGGGCTATTCCATGACCATCGTCGATTTCTACGTGGTGGTGCGTTGCACGGAGAAAACTGCCTGGGTGCAGCAAATTCAGAGCCATGAAGTGGACAATGGTCCCGAAGGCGGCCACGCAGTGCCCGAACTCACTCGCAAGCCCAAGCTGGTCTTCCAGAACCGTGCTGACAATCAAGGCGGTGAGCTGGTAGAAGCCCCTGTCAAGAGCTTCCGCATCAAGACGGATCGCGATGGTGAAGAATGGCTGTGGAACAGCAAGCTTCAACGCACCATGCGCATCTGGAGCGGCAAGCAGCTTCGCATCAACCACTGGGACTGAGCTTTGTAACGAAATATTTCCATGCAGGAGCAGGGCTGAAAGGCCCTGCTTCGTCGTGCTGTATAGTTCTCTCATGAGCGGCGACGCTCCTCGCTTAAGAGACCAACCATGGCAATCGTCAACCACTCCGTCGAGCAACTCACTGGTCCTGGCTACTGGACTAAGTTTGAAGGGCTGGATCGCATCAAGATCACTGTCACCGTGCCCAACTGGCACCAGCCCTTCCCCTCCCGTCAAAGAGCTGGCGCAGTAAATCCTCGCGAGCTTGAGCTGGTAGGCCTGTTGCACGTTTGCCAAACCTGGTACATCAATGGTCCCGTGATGGATCAGTGGACTATCAGCACGCTTGAAGGCCCCATCAAGGTGCCTGCTGGCACTCGCATTGTCTCTGAGCCCCTGCCTGAGAAGTGGGCAGCGTGGGAGCAGGAGGCGAGCGAAGGCACCAAGCAGTGGTGGGCCTATTCCAATGGCCGCACGGCCTTCTGTTAAGCATTGTTACAAAGGGGCCGACCACGGCCCCTTTCAGACTATTGTCTTCTCATGAGGCGCGAGCCTCCCTCGTTCTTAAAACCATGATCCTCAACGAAACTCAAGCAAAAGCACTGCAGCTCGTCGCCAACGCCGAGCTTCGTACTCCCGAGCAAATGCTTTCTCTTCTCCTGGCAGAAGGCATTCGTTTCTATTTTTGTGATTACGAAAGCCCTTTCTCTCACGTGGATCTTGACGCAGATGCAGTAGAAAGAGTTCTGCGTGCTGATGCAATGCGCTGCGCTCAGAGCTAATTCCATTTTCTTGCAAAACCATGCGCACTTATTCCGTTACCATCGAACATCGTTACGGCGGCATCTACAAAAACTGGCAAACCATTTGCCTTGATGCTTTCGATGAAGAAGAAGCTAAAAAGCTGGCCTGCGAGCGTTTTCCCGAATGCTGGGATGTGGAAGCAGTGCGTGCTATTCGTCATGAATATTCTGCATTATGAACTTCTCGCAATCTGCGCTTTCTATTAACCAGCGCAATCTTCTTCTCTACTATTTAAACCACAAGGAAAAGCATGGTGATAAACCATGCTTTGTGCCAAGATTTCCTTCGCAAGTTAGTCGATTTAACGACTATCTAAGAGCAATGGAAAGGCTAGAAGAACGTGGTTTTCTTCGCATTGAACGCCATTCTGAAGACTACCTTTCCTGGACCATCGTTGATTGCCACCAATGATTACTACCATCCGCACCTATCAAGACAACGGCCCCTATTTCTCCGCCACTAAGGGCAGCTACCAAGCCGCCTCGCTCCATCAGCTCATTTTCCACGTGCGCCTGGCAATGGATGATGGTGAGCACATCATTGGCATCTACGACTCCGCAGGGGCCTGCAAGGGCATCTGGCAACGCGAAATCGAAGGGCACGTGGACAGTGCTGGCGATTCCATTGTTGACCATGATGCCTATGAGCTGCTCAGGCCCAGCACCAAGAGCAAATGGACTTGGGAGTTCCTGCAAAGGCAACTAGCTTGATTGTTTCGTTTTGTTAACGAGGGGCCTCCAGGCCCCTTTCTGCTGTATTGTTCTCTTGTTGGGCGAGATCCCGACAGCCCTCTGCTTCCCCACCATGGAATTCCTTGTTAACGCTGGCGGCCTTCTCATCAAGCACGATGAAGAGCAGCTCATTTCTCTCATCGCTCAGTTCATCAATGAAGGCAAACCTGGCTGCGGCTTCTTCATCAAAGGCGTGGGCTGCATTGCTAAGCACGAAGATGGCCAAATGATGATGGGTCGCACCATTGAAACTGTTAACCGTCTCTTCAATAAGACCAGTGACGACATTATGCACACTGTCAAGCGCTGGGCTTCTGAGGCTGCCTAATCAAGCAGGGGGCGCCCCAAGCGCCCCGTTCTCCCCTCCTTAAGCCATGATTCTCATTGATTTCTTTGATGAAGCCTCCTGTAAGGGCACTGAACTCATTGAAGGCTGGTATTTCTATGATGATGCTGATGATTCCGTAGTGGGAGGGCCGTTTTCCAATGAAGAAGCCGCCATAAAGGCGGCTTTTGATGGGCACGGCTGGTAGTGTATAGTGGATCCGGCTGGAAGCGTATAAGACCCGGCTAGGGGCGTATCTTGCCCCCAGCTCGATTTTCCCCGCGAGGCTCCCCCCAGGAGATTTTTTGATCTTGATCCGTATCCGTATCGCCGCCCGATAATGATACGTATCCGTATCGGCGCGTGATCATGATTCGTATTCGTATCGCGGATGCCGCTTGTGAGTGATAAGCCAGGCTTATATGACAGATAAACCGAGCTTATGTTTCGTTTTGTTACAAAAACTTGCGCACGGGATCGCGATATCACGATGCCGTTATGTCGTGATGGCCTGATTGCTGATATCACGCTTGCTTTGTTTGCATTATCACGATGCCGTTGTTTGCCGTTCTGCGCTTGCGTTGTTTGCATTATCACGATGCCGTTATGCGATGGCCTGATCGCCTGATTGTTGCGGAATGTTGCAAATGTTGACTTTTGTCGCATCATCCTGTATTTCGCGCGGGCCTGCGCGTTTCGTTCTTTATTTGCTCGCATTTAGCTGTTTGTGGGAGCCCGTACCATCTCACCCCTGGCCGCGTCAAGGCAACGGCTCACCAAGGTGGCCGCTTTGCTAGGTGGCCACACTTGCGTGACGTTGCGCAGTTTGCCGGTGGTATGCTTTGCCCATCGGACGGAAGCGATTCCGCCGACCCTCTCCAAACCACGTCAAACCATGAAAACCCTTTCGCTTACTGCCAAACTGACAGCCCTGTTCGGCGGTTCTCTCCTAGCCCTGTTTGTGGCAGGCCTTGCCGTAGAAGATCAGCGCCATTTTGTCGCTTGCCGTGCTAGTGGCGCAAGCGCCGATGCCTGCCTGTTGCAAATCAACGGCCGCTGATTCTCTCAAACATTCCGCACCACTGCAAACAAACAAAATGCAAAGCAAATTTGCGGCATTTATTTCAAACGCTCAGAGAATTTGGGATCCGCAGAATGATGACATTTTCTATGTTTACCCCGATAAGTTGCAACAATCGCGGCAAATTCCCGCCACTTTAGAGGATGCCTATGGCGATGGGTGGCTGACAATTGAAACGCAATCGCCCGGCCTTTATAGCCTCACAATTGCAAATCAAACTTACGAAAATTCAAGCTTGTGGGAGCTAGAGCAAATTTTGTTCAATTGGAGCCTCTCTGAAGGCTACATCTGGCAGTAAACAATCCGCCAAATATTCCGCAAACATTCTCACAAACAAACAATGCCTACCCTGATCAATTCTCGCGCCAAACTGCCCACTGATTTAGCTTCCATGGCCAAACAATATAAAATCTCCTACCGTGATTTATTGTCAACAAACCCTAAGACTGAGAAATCTAAAGTTCAAACCTACATTCTACATTTGGCCCCAGATAATACTTCCGGCGTCAATGTTTGCCCCGGCGCTGGAAATTGTCGCAAGATTTGTTTGCATTTTGCCGGCAATCCTGTTTATATGACAAACAAACAAGCGGCCAGAATCCGCCGTACCTTAGCATTCGCAGCAGACAAACAGAGATTTGCGCGTTTGATTGTTTGTGCAATCCTAGGCAAGCTTGCTAAACATTCCGGCGAACCTATTGCAATTCGCCTAAATGGAACGTCCGATATTGCATGGGAGAATGTAGACTTTACCATCGTGCCAGAGTTTGCAGCATTCTGCCGCGTTAAGTTTGGCCAGGATTTACCCATTGGCAAGCGCAATATTTTTGAAGTGTTTAACTACATCTCCGC